TGAGGAGCATTAACTCCAGGCTTAATTTCATGAGCTACCTCTTTAAAGTATTCTGAGTTTTTAAATTGTTTAATCCACTCATTAACTCTAGCAAGATCCCTAAGTTCTGTTAACCTAGTACCAGTAACAGCACTAAGATTACGAGAATATCTATAAGGAGTATTTAATTCAATCTCATCTAAAGTAGCTTCTTTTAAAGTACCTCTACCTAGTTTATCTCCAGCTTTAAGTTCTTTACCAGCTCTTTGCATGTATTGTTTAGGTGTACCATTTTCCCATTTAACAATAGAATCACCTTTAAAAGACACAATATTACGAGTACCATCAGGTAATTCATGAGCAAATATAGCACGTTCTTTAGCTGCAGAAGGAAGAACAGCAGTAGCAAAGTCCTGGTTTAAACCATACTTATCTCCTGCAAGTTTGTCTTTTATATATTGCCAGGCAGATTTCTTTTCAGGCATACCATAACGAGGAGCATAACCACCTACCTTAGTAGGATCTAATTCAATTTTAGGTACTAAACCTTCATCGTGAAGGTATCTATTAAGATCTGTAATCTTAGCAAGTTGAGGACCAACAGTTTGATTATACATTTGTTGTTCTTCAAGAGTAAGTTCTTCTCTTTGTTTATACTTTTGTTTTTCTTTTTCAATCTCTAATTCAAGAGTTTCAATTCTTTTTTTATTGTCAAGTACTTCTTTTTTAAATCCAAAGTCTTTCCAAAGAGTAGTACCATTAGGATTAACAGCAGATCTTAAATTAGAATCTTGAAAGTATGCTGCATTTTCTTGATGAACACTCTTAATTTCTTTTTCTAATTGACGAATACTACTACTAATTTGTTCATTACCTAATGCAGTTTGTTCAGTATAACGTCTAAACTTTTCTTTTAAAGCAGGATTAATACCTAATTTATTAAATTCTTTTTCAAGTTGAGCAACAATAGTTTCATCTGCTTTTTTAATATCAGTAAGAGTATAAAGAGAATCCCATAATTCTAAAGAATCTGTAGCTTGTTTAGGAACAGTAATACTACCTACTATTTCTTTATTAAGTTGTTCAGAAGCAGTTTTTTTAGGATCTACTTTCCATTGAGAAGTATAACCTAAGTCTGCCTTAGTAGTTGTTTCATATTTAATTTGTTCTTTAGCAGAAGGAGTAGTTAGTTTATCATAAACAATATCTTTAACTTTACCAACACCTGGGATACCAACAATCATTGCTGCGTCTATAACTAGTTTAGTTCCTTCTTTAGGAATACCAAAGTTAGTTTCACCTTTTTCAGCAACCCAATCAATCTTTTCACCAAGAGTTTGTAACCCTTGATTAATCTTTGAGTTTTCATATTCACTACCTAAACCTATAGCGTCAGCAAAACTTTTAAACTCATCTTCAAAGTTAAGCATTCTAACAGAACTATTAGCATTCTCACGAGCTTTACCCCAATCAATACGAGGTGCTCCTTTTAAACTACTTTCAAAGCCTTGATAAGTAGCATCTAAAAATGTATTAATAGCTGAACCAATAAACTGAGGGGTTTCTGCGATAAGATTGGCTGCTGCTAAAGCTTCACCTCCAACTCCCTTAACTAGATTAGTCTCAGGTTGAGCAGGTTCTTCTTTAACAACATTCCATTGAGAAAGAGGAGTTACAGTTATTTCTGGTGCAACTCCTACTAATTGTTCTTCTACTGGAGATTGTGATACAACATTCCAAGTATTTGCCATTATTTTACTCTAATAGGTTTTCCGTCTTTAAGTGACCAAACTTGACCATTATCAAAAGCTGTATTAGCACCTTCTTTTAATAAATTAACAGGAGGAGTTTCTGTAGAAACAGTAGTTTCTTTAGTAATTGTAGTTGGTGTATTTGAATAAGTAGTCTTACTACCTAAACCACCCCAAGTTTTTTCTTTACCTATTTTAGATTCAATAAGTTTTTGAGTCATATTAGAAGCTTCTATAGGTGAATATTTAGGTTTAAGATAATTAGGTGATTTAGAATCCATATCTCTTTCATCTAAATAACTTTTTAAAACATTATTATAATCAAGAAGAGCTTTAGGAATATCTTTATCATCTAAACCTACAGTTTCTGATAAGTATTTTCTAGTATTCATATCAGACTCTCTTGTGCCTATTTTACTTGATGCTTCTGCTTGAGATTTTAAAGAACTAGATATATCTAAAGCTCTTAATTGTTTATCAATACCATTAAGTGCATTATTAGCAGCTATACCTTCTCTACTAGCAATTCCTTCTCTTTGAAGAATAGCCATTAAATTCATTCTTTGATCCATTAATTCTAATTTTTTTCTAGTAAACTCAGAATCTTCTTGTAGTTTTCTATTTTTAAAATCCATTTCTACAGCAAGTTTAGTATTTTTAAAACGAGTAGCACTATTTTCAGAACCATCTACTAAACTTTGTAAGTAAGTAGAACGTTGATCTGTAGGTAATTCACTAGCAATAGTAGTATCTATCCCTTTATTTTTAAGAGTAGTTAATGAGTTATTCCATACTTTATCTCTAGTAGCATCATCAGTAGCTTTATCATAAGTTGTTAAAAAACCATTAGCAACCATACCTATTTCTTCTGCTTTTAATGCATTAACTTCTAATTGTTTTTTAGTACCTTCAAGTTCATTGTTTTTAATTTGAGATTGTTTATATAGATATTCAGAACCTTTTTCAAGAGCTATTTGTGTAAGTTGATCACCTCTAGTGTAATCACCAAATTTATTGGCTACTTCAGCTGCTAATGAATAGTATTTACCAGGATCTTTTCTAGTCTCATCATCAACAATTTGATTAAAGTATTTAGCCATATCTTCATTTTTAGCAGCTGCTTGTTCTTCTGCATTTTTAACACCAAATAAACCCTTAGCAAGTTGCCCTAAAAGAACACCAGAAGAAGCACCTAATTGTCGTTTACCTGAGCCAGGACCAGTCCTTTGTCTAGAGACATTAAGAAAATCATCTATACGTTTTTGAGTTTCTGCTGCAACGTCTGCAGAAGATTTACCAAATAATCCAGGAACTATTGTTGCCATTTAAATCTCCTTATTTTTTACCTGCCATATAACCACCATAAGCTGTAGAAGCACCACCAATTAAATCACCCCAGAAACCCATTTGAGTATCCATATAAGCTTGTTGAGCACCTACTATATTAGCACCAGCTTGAGCTTGACCTGTACCTGCTTGTAATCCATAACCAAGATAAGGAGTATTAATACCTGCTAAATTAATACCTTGTCCTGCTAAACCTGCTGAAGTTTGATAAGGTTGATATTTAAGTTCATTACCCATACCATAATAACCTAAACCTCTTTGTATTTGATCCATTTGTATTTGTCTAGCTCTGTCTTCAGCACCTAAAAAGATTTGTTGATTTTGATTTTCTCTAGCTTTAAATAAAGCATACTGTTCAGGGTTAATATAACCACCACCTGATACACCAGCACCTATACCTGTTCTACCTTGAGAAAATAATGTATTAGCTAAAGTAGAATTTTCCATTTCTCTTTGTGGATTTAATATATCTTGTACACTACTATAATAATCAGAAGTCATTTGTTTAGTATCCATACCAGTAGCTTCACCAAATAAACCTCTACCATAATTACTTACATCTGTAGCAAAAGCATTTTGTTCTGCTGATGGTAAAGCTTCAGTAGCAGCTCCTGTATATCTAGCATACAAAGACTGAAGTTCAGGAGAAAGATTAACTTTTCCTGTTTGCCCTTCAAAACTTACTCCACCAGTAGGACCTGAAATAGAATAAGGTTTAAATTCCATTTTACTATAATCAGGTTCATCCTGTCCAGTTATTCCAAGTGCATCTGTAATAAAACTCATATTAAACCTCTGTCTTTATAAAATTAATAACATCTTTAGTTCTTCCAACTTCTTTAAATCCTAGTCTTTCTACAAATTCTTTTGTATCTATATATGTAGATGTTTCTGCTTTACCATATTTAAGAATAATATTCTTACAAAGTCTTTTATACATTTTCATTGGAAACCATTTTCCACTAGCTTCAGGGAGACATCCACAATGTATTCTATTACCTTTAGTCATAAATAGAGCAACTACTTTGTCTTCTTTGTACACTGGGTAATATTCCCAAGTAGCTGCTTCTTCTAAAAACTTCTTTTTATCTTCTTTAGGGCTTCCATATATTCTATATAGAAGGTTTACATATTCTATCTTACTCATTAACTCTTCATAATGTAACATAAAGCATAGTACGGAGGTAAATTAGCATTTGTACCACTTACACCAACTGTACTATTTGCTACTGTAATGCCTGTTGAGGCAGTTGTTGTATTAAATGAACTGCCTGTTTCAGCATCATAAGCAACACCATTATCTTCACCAACTTGAACTCGTTGTCCATTAGCATAAGAGTGATTATGACCTGGATCTGTAACTGTTGCTGTATGTGTATGGCTAACAACCACTGCATCTTTACTACCACCTGTTGCACCTACTGCATATAAAGTAGTTGCACCAATAACAAATTTATCTCTTAAATCAGGTGTACCACTTGTACCATTACATAGCAACCAACCAGTAGGTATAGTTGCAGAAGATCCTGACCAAATAGAAATTAAACCTGATGGAACACCCCCAGCACTTATAGCAGTAGTTACAAATTCTGTAGTAGCTAGTTGTGTTGTATTAGTTCCTGCAGAGGCTGTTGGAGCTGTAGGAGTACCAGTAAAAGCTGGAGAAATAGTATTAGCTTTACTATTAACTGCTGTTTGTAAAGCATTAAACTCAGTATCAAACTCAGAGCCTTTAATAATCTTAGCAGGATCTGCTGTTGCTAAAGAATCTTTTGCTAAGAAATTAGTTGCTTTGGTATAGTTTGCCATTATATCATTTTCCCTGTTTGTAAATAGACATCAATCTTTTGTATAGAGACTGGATTATCATTAATCTCTGATTCAACTCCAAATTGTATTACTTTTCCTGATCCACCTAATGGTACTGAAATTGTATTAACACCAATACCTACTGAAGAATACTTAGCTATACCATACTCAAAAGTACTATTAAAAGTACTATATATACCTGTACCTAAGCTTCTGTTAATAGGTTGTGATGTATAGTTTAATGTGTAATCATAACCATACTTAAATGAAAAGTCTTGATCTCCATTACCTATGATAACTAATGAAGCTTTTTTTAACATCTTATTAGTTGTAGCACTACCTAAGTCAGAACTAGATGTATAGTAAGTCATATTATATGTTGTAGTTCCATCTAAATACCCATTGTATTTAGCAATCTTACCAGGAAGTCCTATTAGGAGTTCTCTGTCTTCTGTAGAGCAAAATGCTGTATAAGGTACACCATCAGTGCTATTCCATAAAGTACTTCTAGCTGCTCCATTTTGGAGGACTTGCCTTAAATCAAAATAAACTGTAATTTTAGAACCTGGGAATGTTAAAAGATAAAAAGCATCTTTTTCATAATAGGCACTTCTAATATTATTCGTAGTTTCTACAGCTAAATAACCAACTAAGTCATCTCTAATGTTAAGAGATAGTTCACGAAGTGGCATTGAGTTTTCTTGTACTGTTCTGTTAAAACTTCTTACACCACTCTTAGATAAAAATATTAAATCATTACCAGTGTTTTGTACTGAATCTCTTGCAATACATCCAACACCTTTAATAGTATCAGCTAATATCATTGTTGTAGGATCATTAGCACCTTGATAAACTACAATGTTATTCTTACAAAAGATAACTAAATATTTATTATGATAAGCTATAGATACAATTTCATCATTGTTACCAATAACAGAACTAATATCTAATAAACCTGAGCCAGTACCAGTAAAGGCAGCACCATCTAAAAGAGCACTATAATAAATAGTTTGTTTATGGCTTGTAAGACTTGCTGTCCATATTCGACCAAAAGCTGCTAATACACAATCAGGGTCAAATGTAGTTACACCTGTAGGTTTAGAACCATAGTCACCAACTCTTTGCCATATAAATGGACCTGAGTGAGATGATTTTCTCCATACTAGGAATGGATTACCAATCTGTGCAGCAAATCCATAGGATGATGCTGAGATACCACTACCTTCTGCTAAAGAAGCAAACTGCCATCTATCATCCGTAGGACTAATAGGTGAGGGAGTAGTTTGGTTAGCTGCTTTAGGAATTTGTTCAACTAAAGTTTCAGTACCAGTAAATAGTTTATTACCACCAGCAGATAGATAAGTTATAGTACCATCTACCTCTTTAAATTCAAATATAGATCCAATAGCATTTGATGAACCTAACGCATTAGATGCAGTTATAGTTCTACTTGAAACTGTTTGAGATGCACTTACTGTATAAGTACCTACTCCACCTGTACCTGTACCTAGGGCAGTAATAGTAGTTCCTACAGTAACTCCAGTACCTGATAATACTACACCAATTGATAATGCTCCTGAAGTAACTGCTGATACAGTTAAAGTAGTAGTTGAGATACTTCCTGTAACAACTGCATTAGTAGCATTTGTAACAGCATCCCAACCTTTTCTAGCACCCAATCTACCATATTTATCTATGATACAATTAGTTGCTATAGAAGCATAACCACTTTCAAGCGTAACAGAAGAGTCTTGGGTGTTTAAACCCATGAATCCTGGTGCTGAAATAGATGTAGTTTTTAATGTACCTGCCATGTTAGTTAGGATACCAAGTAGTTTCTTCTACTCTATGACCATTTTCAATTGCAATGAGGTCAGCTAACATATTTCTATAACGCATCTCTTGATCTTGATTACCACCATCTTCACCTCTTTCAGCAATTGCTC